CTTTTTGGTCTTGTACGATCCCATCATCGAAATTGACTTGGGCGGCACGGTAGAGCGCGAAGTTATATTCGATCAAAATGGGCTGCAATGTGAAGGGGACTCCTTATTGTTCGCAGGTTCCGCCGGGCCCCATGTTGACGTGATTTCCAGCAATGGGCAGCTTGGGTACATGTCACAGAGGCGGCCAAGTATTGTGTGGTTGGACGACCATTGGTCGCTTCGTTTTGAGATGGACCCCTCAGTCGAGACCGAAGAATGCGCCGGTTACTGTTTTCGGTATGTTTATGTGAGCGAAGGCAAATTGGTCGAGCGGTACATTTCAGAATGGTAAGGAGCGGCTTTCTTTGGCCGCCTTTCACCTAGAGTGATGACGCTTTCGCATCCCCCCGCCAGCGTATTAGCGGCACCTATGGGGAGGATCGCCTCAACCCCCTATTCGAACCACCACCATCCCCGTCAAATGCCAGACCGCCGCCATCATGATACCCATATTGAAGGCAAACTCATTCGCGCAGGATTGTGCGAAGAAGTCGCCCTCAAGGAACATGCAGGACCCTTTGCAGAGCTGAACGACCGGACAGGCCATGCATTCTGGCCGGAAGGCGAAGTGCGTCGCGGTATCGAGGGCGATGGCGTCGAAGTCTGCGACATGGCCGATCTTGTGCGCACCCTTGGCGCCGGTGTTCTGGCAGGTCATGACATTGCCGCGCAGGTCGACGGCGATGGCGTCCGGGCTGTCCATGCCGCATTTCTGGCCAAGGGCCTCGATGGGCCGACGGCGCTGGATCGAGGCATAGAATTCGTCGATGCGCTCGCCAAGGCCAAAGGCGTTGGGATCCTCGACCAGAGCCTCGAAGATGGATCGGGTGAGGCTGTTTAGCTCGGCGGGCTCGAACCGTCCCGTCCCGATCGCAGTTGCCGCATCATAGACATTCACCACGCCCTCAAGGCCCACGAAGATGTCCGGCCCGACCTTTTCGGCGAACCAGGCTTTTAGGGCCTTCAGATCGTGATTTTGGCGCGTCAGCACGGCATTGAAGCCGGTCTTTTCCGGACGCTGGGCCAACAGCGCGTCAATCCAAACCCGCTTTTGCGGATCGTCGAACGGATCTGGCCCCCGCAAATGTTGCCCCGGCCCGTCATGCGAGATCGTAATCGCGATGTCGTGTGCGGCGATAAAGTCGATCTTTTCGCGGGAGAGAAGCGAGCCGTTGGTCACGATGGAGAAGCGCGCAGCCGGGAAGCGCTCTGCCAGGGTGGGGATCAAGAGCTTGATCTTGGCCCAGTAAAGGAAGGGTTCCCCGCCCCAGAGCTCGATTTTTTCGGGGGAATCAGTAATCCAGCCGCCGAGTTGTGTCAGGAAGTTCTCGACATCCGCCAGTTTCGAGACGGTCGCATCGGCGATCTGGAAGGCCTGACTGCAATAGGTGCAGGCGTAGTTGCACGACAGGCCCAGTTGGATTTTGAGGATGCGCGGTGCGCGGGATTTGCCGAGCGGCTTGTCTTTGGCCACGCGGGGCACGGGCGCGAAGATGCCCGGATCCACAGCCAAGGGCAGCCCCTCGCAGTCCGAGGTGTGCGGGTTGTAACGGGCGTGATGGCGGCTGCCATCCCGCGCTTCGAGCGTCAGATCGAACCACATCAGTCAAAAAGCCTTTCTTCAATGGCCACGGGCAAGTTGACGCGGAAGTTCGCGACCACCTGCACATGCGGCGTGCTCCCCTCGTAGGGGTGCTGGTTGTGGGGAATATGGGAGGGAAAGAAGACCGAGAGCCCGGGGCGTGGATTGACCGTGAAGCCGTGCCGCGCCTCATGAGGCAGCCGACCCTCGTCAAAGTAGCGCGAGGGATCCTCGATAACAAAGCGCGGGGAGCCTACAGAGTTCACCGGCTGGCCTGCTCCGCCACCGGTTAGGAAGTGCACGCAGGTCAGATCCCCCTCGCGGCTGTCCTTGTGGGTGGAGATGAAGCCGCCAGGGGCGATCACCAGGGCGCGGTTTTCGCAATGGTGGGGGTCGAGGTAGCGTGCCCAGGGGCCGAGGACGGCTTTGGCGCAGGCCAAGAGATGGGCTTTGAGGGCCTGGCCTGCTTCGCTCTTTTCCAGAATGCCGCGCACACGGCGTTTAGCTGCGTTGTCCATTACCCAGCCGTCGCCGTTTTGCGTGGGAGCGACAGCTTCCTCCGCCAACTGACTGTTCACCTCCCAGTCTGCCGGTGTCTCGAAGAAGGTGACCCGCGATGGCCAGAGGTCCAAGTCCGTGCTAAGAACTTCCATCTTCAGCACCGGCAGTTGCAATTGCAGTTGCAGTTGAAGCTGCGCCGAACCGCTGCAACCGAGACTGTTCCGGATGATCCGCCGCCGATTAGGCTTTCGACGTAGCAGTTTTGCACGCAATTGCAGTTGAATGTGTTGCCAAGCTTGTTCGTCAGGAACACGCCACCAGAGGGCGAGGTGTTTTCGACAGCGATGGCACTGACCCCTGCGGCTGGCTGGTTGGTGATCCGCGACCAATCCACGTTTCCACTGTCATCGATCACGATAGTTGTTCCGACCTTATAGGCCATTTCTGCCTCCTTGCGCCTGATAGGCCAGGACATCGGTGAGCCCGGCTTTGCAGTGGGAATTGGGGAGATCGAGGGAACACAGGACCGGGATGCACATCCGCTCCTCGCCCTCGAAGTAAGTACTGTCGTGGGGCACATACCCCTCGAAGACCAGCATCGAGCCTGTGCGTGGTTCAACCGCATACCAGCCGCCGACATAGGCGTCCGGGTTATTGCACGGCCAGAGCCGCTTGCCGACATTGGCCGGATCATAAAACCGCACCGAACCGCGATGAAGCGAGGTCTCGGGGCAATCGGCGTCCAGAACAACGCGGGGGTAATAGGTACAAACAACATCGGTCTGGATATGGGTGTGGGTGTTGATGCCCACGTTCTCGTGGAGGGCCCGCCGCTGCCAAAATGTATCCGACATCATTCGGATCTCGCCTTGATGCGCGTAGCCATAAGCCAGTTGCAGATATTCCCGCACCCCAGCAGCCACCATCTGCGACAGCATGGCTATCGCCGGGTCTTGGCCGTCCATCAGGAAGTTGTGGCGCAGATGACCGAGATGGTTGGTCAGATCGCCGACATTGCGGCTATCGCCTGCCACCTGAAGACGGTTGGCGACGGCGTCCGCGGCCGCCAGTGCGTGCAGCCGGTCATTAAAGCCCACCGGCATCTCCCAATGCTTGTGCATGATGAAGGCGGGATAGATCAGCTGGAGCTCGGTCGTGGTGGCGATTTCCATCACACAACCTCAACGATGATTTTGCCGATCGCGGTGTAGTGCTCGGTGTTGACCTTGACTGCGATCCGGTCGCCCGGGCTGAGACCCAGGGCGTCAACCGCGAAGCTTCCTGTTCCACTTGGATCCGTTGTCAGCCGCCGCCGGGGCAGATACCCGGCGTCACTTTCGAGCTTAAGCGCCAGCGCATGGGCACAAGGCGCGCCATCCCCGTTCCATCTGAGTGCAACCGGCACATCGACCCGGCCCCCCGCAGTCACCGTGACTGTCCCAGCCGCCGCAGCGTGGAAGTAGAACTGCTTGAACCACTGCCCGTCGTTCGGGATGGTAGCGTCATCGATCCGGCCCGCGACGCTGGTGCCGTTCAGAAGGATTGGCTCCAACTCGCAGAGGATTTCCATCCTGGCCGAGGGGAGCGGCCCCATGATCGGCATGAAGATGACCAGCGCATTGGAGGCCTGCGTCCGGGCACGATGGCGGAAAGACAAATCGACCTTCTCGCGGGCGGACTGGGCAAAGCGGTTCCGCCATGGCAGGGGAAAGCCGCCCGCATCTGTCATGATGTCGATCAGTGCATGATCTGTGATCTCGTCATGGCCGCGCATGCCATCGAAAAAGATATAGGACCGACCCTTGTAGATCCCGCCCTGCGGGCACCCCGGCAGGTCCGGTATGAATGCCCCATTGCCCATGAGATCTACGAAGCCCGCCGCGCTGACTTCGGCATTGGGCGTCGCCAGCGCCTCCTCGAGTTCGGCCCAGGATATGGCGGCAATTCCGTCGCGTATCCCCTCGCCTGCAGCGCAGGGCTCAAAGACCGCAATCCCCGCGTAGGTTTCCTGAACATCGACGGCATAATGCAGCCGCGAGCCGGTGTTGTAGATGACATGCAGTCCTGTCTCGATCATGGGGTCATCCTTTTTATGTGATCGACCTCGGCCGCGAGGTCTTTGATGGCCTCAACGAGGAGGCCGATGAGGTTGCCGTAAGCCAGACGCAGCAAGCCCTCGGCCTCGACCACCGCCTCGGGGGCGACGGTCTGAACCTCTTGTGCGATGAGACCCATCTGTCGGACCTCAGACCCTGCGATGCGATAGGTGACGCCGGTCAGGGACTGAACTTTGGCGAGCGCATCGGTGATGGGGGCGATGTCGGATTTCAGACGCCGGTCAGAGGAGGATACGAAGTTCGGTGCAGTGACCGTGCCGCTGAAGGTAGCGCCGGCCAATTGGGCGAAAGCACTGCCTTGGATGCCGTCCAAGAGATCCGCATCAAGGCCGGAGCCTGATCCATCCAATGCCGTGACCTTGGCGAAGAGCTCGGCGTTGGTCATCCCACCGGCGGTGACATCGACGATGCTCTCCACCCCGCTGACACTTTTCTTGAGGTAAAGCTTCCCATCGGTCACGTTGACCGCCAGTTCGCCCAGCACAAGGTCAGCCGCACCTGGTGCGCGCCCCGCAACGGTGCTGCGTTTCAAAAGCACGGTGTTTGGCATGATCAGAAGGTCCCGCCGTCAATCGCAAAGCCGTTCAGGCTGCCCCCTGTCAGGGTCACTGCCCCTGCATCCTGCGTGGCAAGGGTTCCAAGCCCCAGCGTTGCACGCGACGTGGCGGCATCGGCATCATCCAGAAGCGTGCGCGCAAAGGCTGTCAGCGTCGCAAGGGCTGCTGTGGCCGCCCCAGTGTAATACCCAATCCTATCGGCAGCGGGTGTCAGCGCACCGACACTTGCGAGGGCGGCCGTCAGACTGAGTGTCGGGTTTGCGGCAACGCCGTCACCATTGGCAACCGCAAGCCCCGTGCCGCTGACGGCGATGGACCGCGCCGCCACGGTGGCCGCCGCGGTGCGTGCGACAAGCCCGTTGGTGGCAAGGTTATGCACCGCAAGGGCTTGACCGGTGAGCCCGACAGTATCCGCTGCTACTGCAATGCCGGCGCCAGCCCCTACATCCAGCGTGTTGCCGGATTTGGTCAGACCCGCGCCGGCAAGGATCTGGCCAGCACCTGTGAACTGCACAAAGGTCACAGCCGTGGTGCCGAGCGTGCCGCCCGGATCAACCGTAGCAAGATAGCCCATATCCGCATTAACCGTGCCGCTTTCGACAAAGACATAGGCTGAGACCAACTCGCCCCAGACATCGGCATCTGTGGAGCGGGCCCAGGCCCCGGTGGCCACGACATAAATGCCGTTTTGGGCAACGGTGGTCTGATCCTTCACCAGAACGCGGTCACCTGCGACCAGCGTCACACCGTCGAGTGTCATCGGGCCAGACAGGGTGGCAATATTCGCCGTGCTTGCGGCCCTCACCGATTGCTTGGGTTCAAGCCCCTGCACCGTGAGGTCGACATAGGCTTTGGTCACGGCATCCTGCGCGCTCTGCGGATCGCCGAGCCCCGTCAGGCGGTAGCCGCCGAGGGCAAAATCCGCAGCGGGGGCTGCGAGTTGATCAAGCCGTGTTGCTCGCACGAAGGCGGTCGTGGCGATCTGGGTGGTGTTCGTGCCGTTGGCGGGCGTGGGCGCCGTTGGCGTGCCCGTCAAAGCAGGAGAGGCCAGCGGTGCGCGCGAGGTATCGATCGGATGGACGTGATCGGCGCGGGCAAAGCGTGTGGCCGTTCCCACGGCGGCTGTGCCGTCCATCGCAGGTGCGGTTGCACCAGCTTGCCCCAGAACAAAGGCGGTCGTCGCCAGTTGAGTGGTGCTGGTGTCGGCCGCGGCAGTGGGTGCAGTCGGCGTGCCGGTCAGAGCGGGTGAGGCCAGCGCAGTCTTTGCATCAAGCGCTGCTTGCAGGCCCGTCACATCACTGACCGCATGGGCGTGGGAGAGGGACGCTTTCGTGGCCAACCCTGCATCCAGCTGGGACTTGCGCACAAGGTCTGTCGCCGCGCTCGCATCCTCGGAGGATTTCGGGACGGTGGCGAAGGTCTTGGCCCCGGCAATGCTCTGCGATGCCGACAGATCCACAAAAGCGCCCCTGCCGGCCAGAGGAATGACTGAAGTCGCATTGCCCCCGCCATCATCGCCCTTGCCGACGTAAAGCGTGTCATTGACCTCGTTATGGGCAATCTCGCCGGATTTAAGCGAAGCCGGTGCGCCCGCCACGCCCGAGACACGGCGTTTGAGTTGGATCGTATTGGCCATCAGAAGAAACCTCCGTTGATGGGAGTATCGGTGGGAAGAATGGTGATGCCGGGTGTGCCCTGATCGCCCTTGTCACCCTGCAGACCCGTACGGCCTTGTGGGCCGGGTTGGCCCAGAACTCGCACGGCAACAGGCCCCGCCAGAACGCGCAGCCGGATCGGTTCGCTGGACCTCAAATGCAGGCGGATCGGCCCGGTCAGGGGCCGGAGTTCGAGTGAGGCTGTCATGGCTCAGAGCCCCCCGTAAACAGGGAACCTCGTCACCGGCAAGGCCACTGGGATTTCCAGAAGGAAGCCCAAATGGCGGTCAGGCGTAAGATCGGTGCGCACGAGGTCAAGCACCACCCCACCGGGTGCCAAGCTGGACGTCACTGCGGGTGTCAGAACAATCTCAAGGGTGCGCTCATCAAGGCGCAGAATGCTGCCTGCCGAGGTTGAGAGCGCTGCCAGAACGGACGTTGCGGCAATCGCGCTGCGCAGCTGGCCCGCAAAGACCGCGCCCTCGGGAAAAAGGTCCGCCTCGGCCTCAAGCTGCAGCCGATATTCGTAGCCGATCAGGATGACCGGGCCTTCCTGAAGTTGGATACTGGTCATGGTCGCCACCCACAGAGCCGTGCGCCCGTCTCGTTATGGATAAGGATCTGCCGCGCCGTGCCATCGCTCAGCTGATCTGTCCGCGAAGGTCGGATCGGCGCTGCCCAGTCGCACTCGAAGGTTGCACCCCGATCAGTCGCGCATCCAGCGAGAAAGACGGCGATCGCGCTCAGCATCAGGCACAGTCTCAATGTCATGGCGAACCTCCCTGGATGTGCGCATCTCACGGATGCGGGCCTCGGCAGCCTTGATGGCGAACTCTGCCTCAGCCGCATGTCGCCCCTGGCGGGTGGCGATGCGCAAGGCCGAGAGCAGGATCAGGAGAAGCGCACCCCAAAGCAGGGCACGACGGCAAAGTGCCGCTATGATCCGCGAGATAAAGCCAATCATGGGGTCCGACCCGTCTGGTGATCCTCGATCCGGGCCGAGCGGGCTTTCCAGGCGAAGACGATGACCGCAAGGAAGATTGCCGCCCCAAGCAAAGGCATGACGACGGGGGCGTAACTTCCCAAGCCAACCAAATCTAGAAGGCGCGCTCCAAGGTCACGTCCATCCTCGGCTTGTCCTACAAGTGGAACGACATCGCTGACCGCGATCCCAACGGACCCTGCTGCCCCGAGCGCCATCTGGGCATTTGATGCGGCCAAGATGCGTGAGGCTTCGGGTTTGCCCGTCGCGCGCTCGATCGCCACCGGCCTCGGACGCGCCTTCGTCAGGGCCTCGGCCAATGCCCCATCGATGTTTGGAAAGAGGTCTAGGTTATTGTCATTTTTGAATGCCAAAATCGCAGCGTGGGTGCGCGGCCCCATTTTGCCATCGATCTGGCCGACCTCGTGATAGCCGAGGTCCTTCAGCCGCTTCTGCACAGCATCGACCGCCAGGGCCAAGGGCGGCGCTATATTTCCGGCCCGCCGGATGCCGAGGAGTTTTGAGGCCGGATAGCGTTTCACGTTGACCGCGTCGTCCTGATTGCCGCCCAAGCCCCAGACCCATGCCCCTTCAATGCGGTCGATGAAGAAGACATGGCCCTGCCAGCCGGAAGTGCCGCGGGGGATGACACCTATGTCGCCCTGTCGGGCCTCGCTTGGTTCCACCGGCACACCCCAATCCAGATAGGAGCGCGCGTTCAATTTGCGTGTCGAGCGGATGCCGGCTTTCTCGAGGCAATGTCCGACAAAGGCCGCACACCAGGCGACGTCGTCGTGTTCGACATGTTTCTGTCCAACCGACGCATACATTTCCATGATGACCGGGTTGTCCAAAGAGCCTGGGCCTTCATTGGTGCCAATATAGCCTTGGGCGATTTCAAAAGGCGTCATAGTTTCTCCGATGCAATACAAAATGCCGCCCCGCGACGGGACGGCTTGCGGAATGTGGGGAGGGTGCGAGGACGATTACTTCTTGCGGCAAAGCCAGGCTGCCAGCAGCGCCTCGGCCCCGCGCGGCCCGAGATAAGCAAGCGTTGCGACAAACCCTGTTGAGACGGGTTGGGACAAGCCGATGTAACGCGCCGCCGCCTCACCGATCAGGGCCATGCCGACAGCGACAGGGATTTCCCACAGAAGCTCTTTGCCAAAAAAGCGGCGACGGCCAAGCTTTACCTCGCCCGAATGCCACATCAGCCGCCCGGTGAAGGCGCCGATCAGCGTGGTGACCGCCCCGCCGAAGAAGGACGTCATCATTTCTATAAACCCGCTCTCATTCATGGGTGTTTCTCCTCTAGTGCTGCCACCCGGGCGGCCAATTCCTTGACAGCCTCGATCAGAAGGCCTGCGATATTGCCGTAAGCCACCGAGAGCTGGCCCGCCTCGTTGTCCCGCACCACTTCGGGTAGGATGGCCTCGACCTCTTGTGCGATCACCCCGATCTGGCGGGTGCCGTCCATGGTGAACCGCACCCCGCGCAGGGCCGACACAATGGCCACTGCGCCCGCGATGGTTTCGACCTCGGTCTTCAGGCGCGCATCCGAGGAGGAGACGAAGTTAGGCGCTGTCACAACGCCGGTGAATGTGGCCCCCGCAAGCGCAGCCTTGGCTGCGATGGCAGTGTCGTAATCGGCCGCCGACTTGGTCGACATGGTCCCAAGGCCAAGGTTCGTTCGCGCTACAGCCGTGTTCGCCAGTCCCGCCAGATTGCCCGCAGCATCCAGAAGCGCATCCCAAGCAGTGTTTGTGGCATTCCTTCGTCTCAGCACTGGTGGTGAGACCGAAGTGTCGACCCAAAGCATGCCTGCAACGGTGGCTGTGGGCGCCGAGCCCCCTGCGCTCGTCGATTGCAGGGCGGCGATCACTTCGTTGAGGCGCGCCCGAACAGCGGCCCCAGCATCGTTGGCGATCACAAAGTTTGCAGTTTGCGCCATCAGACGACCTCATCGGCATAAAGCCGCAGTTGGCTGACGATGGGCGTGTATGACGCGTCCTTCGTCGTAAGGTGGGCGCGCGCCTGAACGCCGCGCGCCTCGATTTCGTGATTGTCCAAACGCCCCCAAGGACCCCAGACGGGGTTGGAGGCAGGATCGTCATCGGTCTCGCGGATCTCGAAGAGCACGTCGATTTCTGCACCGGCCGAGCCGTCAAAGTCAGCCCAAGTGTCCATCAGCGCCGTTCTGGCATCGATGCGGTCATTCAGTGCCAAGGCTGCCACGCCAATCTCGGAACGCAGACGCACGCGTTTGACGCTGCCAAGATCAAGCCCGGCTGCAAAACCGTATTGGCCATCCATCGCGCTCACCTGCGTCACACCATTAGCGGTCGCAGTCGCGAGGGTCAGGGTCGAGCCTGTGACCTGCAGTCCGGAATTCGCGCCGGTGAAGACCGGATCGGCTTGCAGATAAGCCAGTGTCGAGAAGGCCAGAACCTGTGCGCCCTTGGTCGAAACCCGTGTTTCAGGTCCGGCCCGCCCGCCGCTGTCCTCGGCCCGGATAAGGTAGGTGCCGGGTTTGAGGGGCACGACCGCGATGGCTTCCCCACCCCCGACGCGGTCCATCGAATAGCTGTCAGCCCAGGTGGCCGTCACCTCTTTCGAGTGCCGGATCACAACATTCCCGCCAACCCGCACATCCGGATCGACCGAGCGCGCCCATTTGAGGATCGCAAGTCCGCCCGCCGTCTGCAGTGTCACGTTTTCCAGCTGTGCCGGCGGGGCGGTCAGACCGAGGATTTCGACGGTGCTGGTCTGCCAACTGGATGAGACACCCAGCACAGACACGGCCTTGACCCGGAAGGACCAGCTGCCCGGCGCGATGTCGCGGATCTCTAGGGTCAAACCATCCGTTCGCCCATAATCGGTCCAGTCGCCGATCCCCGATTGGCGTGCCTGCAACTGGTACTGCGCGACAAAGCCCGAAGGTGCTGCCGCCCAGGCGATTTTTGCCAGCACTTTCAGCCCGCCGCCGTCCCGCGTGACATAGAGATCCTCAATGACCTGCGGCGCGCCGGGTGCGGGAATGTCATAGGCATTGGGCAGCGTTGTGCGCGGTGCCGCCGCATAGATCTGTTGCTCGGAGGCCGACCAGTCATAGACCAGCGGCGAGGTCTCGCGCAGCACGAGTTCGGGCAAGAGCAGCGCGCCGTCGCCCGAGGCCGTCAGATCAAGACTGATCCCGTGCACCTCGAAGGGTTTAGCGGCAAAGCCCCAGCGGGCATAGGACAGGGTCACCACATCGCCGACGGTGGCTGCCCAAGCCGAGAGCTTGCCTGACAGCCTCACGGTCATCTGCCGGCGCGCGCGTTCGAGCTCGATCTTGGCCAGCCGCTGCGCCATGGCGGCCGAGATGGTGAAGGGCA